CGGGGACAAATAGAATGTTATGAACAGCCTTTGACCGTCGGAAATTATTTCGTTCGGGGTGTTTTCATCCAAAGTGATGTTGAAAAACTCATTGGTTGCCGGATCCATCCGTTGAATTACCCCCGGAGAACTTGGGATGACGTTCCAGATGAATCTTCCGTCAGTGTAAATTCCATACGAGGTGGAACTCGCTACCCCAGTTGAAACCCTAGTTATGCTCAGATCCGATTTTGCGATCTTGAGGATTACCCCAACAGCAGCCTCCAGCCCAACCCACACATAGCTGGTAGTAAACGCCATGTCGTCCGTAGCGATATTGTCCCCAGATGTGAAGTCCGCTGCCGTGTACGTAAGGGCTGATGGGTCAATCTTAAGGATATATCCAGGGCTGGTGTTTCCTGTGGCGTACAGATTGGTCCCATCATAACGCAAGGCATGTGCTCCAATTCTGGTTCCAAAAGTTGTCCTTGAAGTTTCAGACCAGTCCGATAGAGCAAACTTTATTATTCCGGAATACCCGTTAGTGGTATCTGTCCTAGCTACAACGAATAAATGAGTATCATTAGCTGCCAATGACTGAGGGAAAGCTTCTGATCCTGAAGTTATGCTGATCACGTCCGTAGAAGTCAAAGCCACGGGATCAACCTCGGAAACCACAACACCAGCGGATACCTGACCAAACGTGACATAAAGCTTTCCTTTTGAAGCAATGTAGATCACGTCCAGTGCGTTCTTGTGCAGGTTGTCCGAGGCAAAAGTCAGCACGTCGTAGTTAGTTAAATCATTCGGGTCATTGAACCTAATCAGCCTGCCGGGATTCGTGTTGGTGCAACCCCACAATTTCCCGAGTGCGTAGATCCATCCATGAATAAGGTTGTTTCCAGTCGATAGGGTAGCCACCTGCTTGTCCCTTAGCGCAAGGTTGGCGAGCGCATTATCCAGAGAAACGGATACGCCAGAGGTGTTGACTGTTACTGAGCAGTTTGTCGCACCACTGTTCACGCCCGCGTAATTGGATGTGTTGGCGCTCAGGGCCGCAGTTGTGAGATAATCCGGAACCCCGATACTTAATCCGTTTGAGCTAAGTGTTCCTACAATATTTACCCCAGCCGTGGTGGCTGAAGTGAATCCTGTTCCAGCCCCACCGCCTGCCGCATTGGTTAGCCATGCCGGGATACCAAGGCTCAATCCATTGGTGTTGTTTGTGCCAATGAGAACCGATCCGGTTGTGCTTGCTGTGGTCAGACCAGTTCCGGCGTACTTACTGGTGTCTCCAGATAACGCAGCCGTTGTCAGATACGCCGGAAGGGAAATCGCAATGCCACTGGTATTGAGCGTCACGCTCCCGCCCGTGATCCCTGTAGATGTGCCAGCATACTTTGAGGAATCCGCCGAAAGCGCAGCAGTCGTTAGGTAGGCTGGAAGATTTACAGAAACGCCAGAGGTATTAACCGTAATCGAACCTCCAGTGATTGCGCCATTCGTGCCCGCATATTTGGAGGAGTCCGCCGAAAGACCGGCAGTGGTTAAATACGCGGGCAGGTTTATCGAGACTCCCGACGTGTTAACTGTAATTGAACCACCTGTGATAGCCCCGTTAATACCTGCGTATTTAGACGAGTTCTGGGAGAGGTCCGCAGTTGTCAGGTAGGCAGGGAGTGAAATTGAAATTCCGGAAGTGTTGAGGGTAACAGATCCGCCCGAAATTCCTGTAGATGTTCCGGCGTAATCGGTCCGAACCGATGCCGTAACCGATCCATTCGTGTTCAGCCCAAAACTCACACCATTGCTATCACCTAAAGTCAGATTGGATCGGAAAGCTGATATGGTGCCTGCGCTGATGGCAAATCTTGAGTTAGAGATTGCGGCGATGGCAATCTTGTCTCCATCCACCCTTTTACTCACATAAGATGAAACAATTCCTATGGAGCAAAACAGGTTTAATTCCTCAGACCAACAAATCGCGTTTTGCGCTGCTGCCGTGTGATAGGTCCACGTAGTTCCATCTGGAGAAGTGATGACATTTGGCTGCGTGCCACCAGTTGAAATAGCGCAGAACAATCCGAGGCCTCGGCTCCAGCAGACGCTTTTCCAATTAGCTGACAGGTTATCGTTATGAGTCGTCCATGTTATACCATCCGAGGAAACGATTCTTTTACCAGTGGTTCCCACCGAGCACAGCAACCCCAAGTCCTCCGACCAGCAGACACTTTTCCAACTAGAGGATCCAACACTTCCAACAAACGCCCATGTCGTCCCATCGCTTGAAGTCATTGCAGAACTGAACGAACCACCGTCAGGCATTGCGACAAACAGCCCGAGAGCATTTGCCCAGCACACAGAACCCCAAGCGTCGGGTTGTCCAGTGTGTGGTGTCCAATTTGTTCCGTCCGGGGAGGTCATTACCCGGTTAGTTCCAGAATTGGCAACCGCGCAAAACAATGTGAGTTCTGGGGACCAGCAAACTCCCGTCCAAAAGCTGGTATCTCCAGGGGTTTGAGACGTCCACGTTATGCCATCTGGTGAAGTTGCAACTCCATTACTCTTTACGGCACAGAATAACCCAAGTTCTGGGGACCAGCAGACGCTATTCCAATTTCCGCTTGGGATAGTTCTGGAAGTCCAAGTAACCCCGTTCGGACTTGTAGCACACACAGCAGAGGTTCCAACGGCTGCAAAAAGACGGAGTTCTGGTGACCAGCAAATTGAGTTGTAAGTTCCAGAAATACCCACCCCGGACCACGTTCCAACGGCATTCCGATTCTGTATTGCAGAATATTCCGGCAACCACGTTGCCACCCCAGCACTGATCCCATTTGTGCCGAGTGTAGCCGCGAGATATGAGCCATAAATTGTCGCGCTGGTTGCCCCGGTCCCAGCGTATTTGCTGCTATCTTGAGACAATGCGGCTGTGGTTAGGTAAGCGCCCGGAGGCTGCGCCGTGGTCAGATACGATGGCAACGAGATGGATATTCCAGCCGTGTCGAGCGTGACACTTCCACCAGCCATAGATGCCGTGGTTCCGGCGTATTTGGATGAGTCCTGCGATAATGCCGCCGTGGTAAGATAGGCTCCTGGAGTCTGATAGTTCGTCTCGACCGAAGCGGTCATCTGTCCCGCTGTAAGCCCGAAAGTAATCCCGTTACTGTTCTGAAACTGAACCGTGCCCGTGTTCTGGCTGAATGTACCAGATCCCTGAATTGCAGCACCTCCACCTCCAGTAGTTCCACCAGAAAACATTGCAGTAATCGCCCCGTTTGTTTCCAGCCCGAAGCTTACACCGTTGCTGTTCGAGAAAAGAATGTCGGAGCGAACCGACGCAAGCGTACCAGCCGAGAAATTGACACCGGGGGTTGATACTGTATCCCAGATGTTCCTTACTATGGGAGGCAGTGCCATTATTTACCCCTTAGATCACTATTTTGAAGAAGCTCCCTGAGGCTTCCGGGTTCAATTTTATCTCCTAGGCGATGCCTTGAGCTAACGAAACGAAGCAAAGCCCTTGTGCCATCTTTGGAGACTTCGTGGCTTTCGCACAACTCTTGATGCTGCCTGTTTAGTTCCCGATACGCCCCAACAAGCTCTGCGACTTGATTGCGCATCCGCCAGCAATACCAAATCCACCTCCACCATTTGGATGCTGCATGATCTAAACGATGAACGGTATCCATTGATTGATTAGCGCATTCCAGAACCAAAACCTGCCATTTTCGTTGTAGGCGATGGCGCAGTTACACGGGCTAGGGTCAGATGGTTCCGTGTCTGCGTCAACGCATATGATACAGGTTTCAGCTATGCCCCCGCTGTGAAGGATTTCGCAAAGGAGTTGGGTTTGTACGGATAGAATCTGTGAGTTGGACAGGCAGGAAAAGCACTTACCATCCTCCATCAAGCCCGCTATGTCACAAGAGGCCATAGGATTTCCAGCTTTCAGGATTCTGCACAGGAGCGCAGCCAGAACCATATTTAGCTGAAATGGATTCAGGCATGAGAAGCATCTGGCAGCCTCTAAAAGTTCGTTGGGTGAACATTGGGCCATGGGTTTATACTGCGCTTGGGCTTACGGTTGAACCGGCGAGAATCGTTTGCGCGTTTCCAATGTCCCCAGCAATGTCGAGGTAAAGCACGCTAGCCGAAGTAGACGATGGCAGTCCCATGACCTTTACGTGCGCTGGACCACTCCCGCCGCCGCCCACACCCACGCCGACGATCAGCACTTGGCCAATGACCATCCACACGGAACTGTCCACGTTCATCACGACATTGACCGCATTATCGGTCACAAAATCCGCCGTGGTTGTGGTGTAGGCATTAATTCCGTTCACCCCATCAATTCCGCTCGCGCCTTCAACGCCTGGAATATTGACGGTCTGGACTGTTGCGCAAGGTGGACAGCAACTTAAAGTGCTCATAAGGTCGATTACCGAAAACAGCGGATTACCCAAGCCGCTATTGACATACAGGCTGTTTCCTGTCAAGGAGATTTGAAAATGAAACTGAGAGAACTGGATGCCCGATTCATTAAGATCGCTCAAACCGATCCAGAAAAGATTTGGGCACATGTCGAATCCATAAATGACGCCCAAGGGGTAATCTTTCTGTGTCCTGCTTGTTATAAAAAACACGGAGGACCTGAAGGCACGCATTCTATTCTATGCTGGAGCCGGAGTCGAGGCGTTCCAGATGACTTCAGCCCCAAGCCCGGAAGGTGGACATTGCATGGAGCCGGGATTGACGATCTGACGCTGCTTGGGGACCCGGTTGGATCAGCGGCGTCCGTAGACGCTGGTTGCTGGCATGGATTTGTTAAGAATGGAGAGATAACCTGATCTGAGATTACGCGATGCGACGATACGATTTGAACTGGCCTACGGGAACTAACGATCTCGATGTGTAGCTAGGGATGATCGCTGCCGGTGGCACGCTCAAGGGTAAAGGGCTTGGCCTATTCGAGCATTTGATGAATGCGCGGAAGCTTCTATGGCCGCACAGATACCGTCACCGATGGACGGATTTGATGTACCGCGAGTTCATCAAGAATGACGTTTCTATATTGATGGGATGCGCCTCGGCCCAGAAAACTTCTCATTCCGTAGAGTTCTGCTTGATCAACTATTTCGCTCGTCCTCACAAGACAATGGTTATCCTGTCCAGCACCACACTGGAAAAATTGGATATTGGGTGCTGGGCAGAACTAAAAACGCTTTGGAAACAAGCTTCTGAGCTTTGGCCTACCCTCGCTGGAAATCTGGTGGAATACAAACGCGCCATAGCTACCGATGACGTAGAAGAAGGTGGTCGTGATTTCAGGTGTGGATGTATATGTCGCCCATGCTACCGAGGCGGAACATACGTTGGAGATAGCGTGCTCGCTGGCGCAAAACAGGATTACATTTTCTTTGTAGCGGACGAACTTTCGTTCATGGAAAGTAGTTTTTCTCGTAGTTGGCCTCATTTATTTAGTAATCCTCATGTTAAGATCATCGGTTCAGGAAACCCTAAAGGAGATCCCGACGATCAACTTTCCATTTCAGCAGAACCAAGGGAGGGCTGGCCGTCGATAGGTGAACCCACGGAAACTGCCTGTTGGGATACCCGGTTCATGGGAGGTAGGTGCATCAACCTTGTCGGCACCGATTCTCCAAACTTCGATGTGCCAGAGGGCACGCCTGAGCCTTATCCCAAGCTCATTGGCCGTTCATTTGCCAAACGCATTGAGCACGATCAAGGTTTGGATTCCTACGACTACTACAAGCTGGTCAAGGGCGTGATGAAGTTGGGCATGGCCGTAAACCGTGTCATTACCCGCCAGCTATGCCGCGAACACCACGCGCACGACAAGGCAATGTGGGGGATCGGCAAGCGTAAGAAACTGCACTCCCTAGATCCATCCTACGGCGGCAAGGATGCTTGCGTGAGCACGCTCTTAGAGTTCGGTCCCGATCCTGATGGCAAGATCATCCTTCAGATAATCCGACAGCATACGCACAGGTTTTCGCTGAACATCGACAAGTCAGTTGAAGACCAAATTGCCGAACAGGTTTTCGACATGCTCAAGCTTGAAGGCATAGAACCAAGTGCGTCGGGCTATGATTCGGTTGGCAAGGGCACACTTGGGTTTGCTTTCGCTCGCAAGTTTGGAAGCGATAGCCCAGTGCCGATTGATTCAGGGGCCAAGCCAACCGAACGGCAAGTGCGGCAAGATTTGTTCATCGTGGACAAAGGCCAAAAACGCCACAAGAAATGTTCCGAGCACTATTCCAAGTTCATCACCGAGGCATGGTTCAGTGTGCGCTACGTCATCGAGGCGGATCAGATGCGCGAACTACCCGAGGCGTGCATGATGGAAGGCTGCGCGAGGGTCTATGAGGAAGTAGCCGGGAACAAGATTGAGATTGAACCCAAGGATGATCTGAAGGAGAGAACAGGCAAGAGTCCCAACCTGTTTGACTCGCTTGCGGTAGGTGTGGAGATGGCGCGTAGGCACGGATTCAAGATTGGCAGGCTTGGACTAGATTCAGATGATCCAGATCAAGATCCTTTCGCATGGATGGCTGAGAAGGCAAAGAAACAGCGTGAACTGATGGACAAGAAACAACTATCGTATGCCACTTAGCTTGATTCGGGCCAACACATGGGTAAACGGTGGATTCGCCTACACGCAAGACATGGGCGGTGGGAAAACCATGGCGTTCGATGGCAACACACCATTCAAAGCTCAGATAAGCCGCGTGCTGTTTGTTCGCCAACAGAACCATCTGCCACGGGCGACTTGGGATGAAGTATCGTCTGACATTCTAAACGTGGTCTGCGGCAAGAACCCCGGCAGTTGTTTCGAGAGCAACAGCAGGCCTAAAATCACACCACGCAAGGTGTATTTCGGCTGCGGTTCATGCGGTGGGCGGAGGGCCAAGCAGCCATGATCATTGAATCCGCATTTGAAGCTTTGGCGATCCTCAAAGAATGGCTTGGGGCTGGTGGAGTGCCCGTGCCCACGGAACATGCCCAAGCGCGAGTGAACACTTGCCTTGCCTGTCCGCACAACGATTTGTCCAGATGGATATGGTCTACAACCGCTAGAAGGGTTATCTCTCTACAAAGCCAGCTTAGGGAGCACATGAAGATCAAACTTGAAGGCGAAGATAAACTTGGAACGTGTGACGTATGCGGCTGTATATTGAAATTGAAATCGCTTGTCCCGGCAGGGCATATCGCTGAGCACACATCGCCTGAACAGCTTTCTAAATTTCCAGCAACTAACTGCTGGATTACAGACGAACTAAAACCTAAATGCCCATGACAAACCCTTTGATCGTAGCAATTCCGTATTGCCGGAAAGATTCCACCGAAACCAAGCGCCTCCTCTCATGGTGCGCTGAGCTTAACGAACACAGCTTGAAGGGGCACATGATCTTGTTCGCCGCCGATGCGTCGGTGCCTCGGGATATGATTACCGAAATCCACGCCATGGGGAAGAAGATCGCTGGTTACTGCGAGACGATCCTTGTCGATGTGCCAGCGGATAAGCAGGAATGGGGAACGGCTACCAAGATCATGTTCGCCAAGGTCGCCAACCAGATCGAACAGGTGTGCAAGCTTCCGTGGTTGTGGATGGAACCTGATTGTGTGCCACTGAAAGAGAATTGGGCAAACCAACTTGCCGATGCCTACGCCGAATGCCCAAGGTTGTTCATGGGAACCCGGTGCGTGCCGGATATTTCTGGTCCGCCGCACATGGCTGGACCGGGGATCTACCCAAACAATGCCTACAGCCTGCTCAAGGAGAGCTTGGACCTTGCCCCGCACTTCGATATTGCGATTGCGCCGTTTGTGATCCCGCGCATGGTCGAGACTCCACTCATCCAGCACTTCTGGGGCAAGCCGGGGTTGGCCCCCGCGTTCAAGATAGGTGAACGCACCGAGGCTGAGCCTGAAAACGTGGTCAACGCCGCGAACATTTCCCCCAAGGCTGTTCTATGGCACCGAAACAAGGATGGCTCGCTCATCGAATGCCTCCGAAAGCTGCGATTTTCACTTTCTTCCGCACCTCCAGCAAAACCCGTTGTCAAAAGTAGGAACCCCGTACTCGCATGAGTGACTTCAGCACGCCGGAAAAGGTTTATTCCATTCTGGAAACCCTAAAAACCGCAGATCGCACCGTCCGCGCTCCAAACCGTGCGCTGATTAACACGCTCTACAACGGAAAGCCTCCGTACACAGCCGAAGAAGTGAGGGACAACAAGATCCTCGTCAATGTGAATTGGCAGGAGGGATCTGAT